AAAATTTTGCACTAGGGGGTAGTGAAAATATTTCACCCAGAACCAGTCACTCTTTAGAACCAGTCAATGAACCTAAAAAAACTACGCAAAAAAGCGAAGCCGAAATGTTGCTTGAGCAGTTCGGTATTACCGGACAACTGGCGAAAGATTTTATCGCACACCGCAAAGCCAAAAAGGGCGTCATTAATCAAACGCAACTCAACCGTCTGCAAAAACAGGCGGACAAGGCTGGGATTTCGATTTGTGAAGCGGTGGAAATTTGCATCGAACGCAACTGGCAGGGATTTAACGCATCGTGGGATTGGCGTGATGAAAAACTGCGACCAAATTCACCGCACTTAGGGCAATCACACCGCAACAAACCCAAATTTGACGATACGCAGACAGGCTGGTCTGCAGGAATGAATTTCATAGTGGACGGTACACAATGGCAAATTCCATAACACAAAACCAAATTAACACGCTCCCACCAGAACGCACACAGCGTGCGGAAGAGACGATTAACTGGCTCTTTCAAGAGCTTAAATCGATTTTTCCTGGTTGGCGTGCAGCCTTTGAAACCGAAGCGGATTATCTCTCTGCTAAAAAAACTTGGTTGCGTGTGTTGGTACGAGAAAAAATTACGAGACCTCAGTTGGAGAATGGGATTTGTGAAGCGGAAAAATCGCTTGATAAATTTTTACCTAGCGTAGGGTTGTTTGTTTATTGGTGCAAAGCCTACGACTATCACGCACTAGGTTTACCGAACGAAGCGGAATTATACCAACGTTATAACACTTTCTTAGGCTATGCCCGATTCAATCGGGATGAATTTCAATATCGTTCAAAAGTGGAATTTTGGTTGCTTAAAAATCTGTACGAAAAGTGCAAGAAAAAATCGGAAGAGGACACGTTGAAAGCTATTCCGAAATTACTCACAAAAGCGGCAGAAAAAGTGCGGTCGAATTTTCCTTTTGAGGATATTCCGAAAATGATTCCTGAAAAGCCAAGTTTTTACGATAAAGCGAAGGCTGATAAGGCGCGCGATAGCTTGATGGCAATGATGAAAGGGAAAGGGGCATTGCAATGACAAGCTATAAATGCCCAAAGTGCGGTGCGGAATTAGAGGATTTTTATACGCCAGATTATTTTATATCGAGCAGCGAATGGGATGACGATCGTTTTCGCTGTAACGGTCACTTAATTGAGCCGATACCGTTTCCGCAGGTAAGTAAATACAGTGCAGTGAATCGAACAAAATCTTGCGGTTATTTTGGGTTGGAAGATTTAGGTGTGGAGTACAAAGAATGAGTTTTGCGATGTTATTCAAGCGTTGGGAATGATGTGATGAGCCAATATAAACCTTTCTTTTTACGTGATCAACGCATTAAAAATAATTGCTTGGATTTAATCAAGGAACTGCCAACAGACGATAAAAAGCCGTTGGTAGTCAAAATCCAACCAATAACACGGAATCTTGAGCAAAACGCCAAGTTTCACGCTATGTGCCAAGATGTGGCAAATCAGGCGGAATTTATGGGGCGTAAGCTCACAATGGAGCAGTGGAAAGTGTTGTTTATTTCGGGTCACGCAATCGCCACAAATCAAAAAGTGGATGTTGTGCCAGGTCTTGAGGGGGAATTTGTGAATATTCGTGAGAGTTCAGCTCAAATGAGTGTGTCTCGAATGGCAAGCCTAATCGAGTATGTGACCAGCTGGGGCGTGCAAAATGGCGTGAGGTTTAACGATAGATGGGGGCTTTAAATGAAACGCTTAAATGATGACGAGATTCTAGAGTTAAAAATCGTGCTTTGGATTGTGGCAGTTTGGGGAATGTTTAATATGGTGGTTAGCTAATGGCGAAAGAATATAAATGCAAAATGTGCGGAAACTACTTTATAAAAATCGTTTCTAGCTTGCAAAAGGTCTGTTCGCCGGAATGTGCCATTAAACTTTCGCGCGAACAGACCCGCAAGGCACGCGAGAAAAAAGACAAACAGGCGCGAATCGAAAACCGCAAAAAAATGACCGCACTTAAAGAGAAAAACAAAACCAAGCACGAATTGACCAAGGAAGCGCAAGTGGCAGTAAATAAATATATCCGCCTGCGCGATGTGGGCAAGGAATGTATCTCCTGCGGCACGCCCTTAGTGGCAGAGCAGCTCGGTGGCGGGTTTGATGCTGGGCATTACCGCTCACGCAGTGCTGCGCCACACTTACGCTTTTACACGCTCAATATCCATGGGCAATGTAAAAAATGCAACCGCTACTATGGCGGTAATGTACAGCAATATCGCCTAGGATTGCTAGATAGACTAGGTAGCGAAAAAGTCGAACAAATTGAAGCTGACAACCGCCCACGGCATTATTCCCCCGATGACTTACGGCGAATCAAACAGATTTTTAACAAAAAATACCGATTAATAGAAAAAAGAAAGGGATAATATGCAGACCAAACACATCTTAGATATTAAATTAACTGCTCGCCGTTATGGCAAATGGGCGCGTGAAGGCGTGGGAATTAACTATCCCGCAATTCAGCCTTTTTTACGCAAAGCCACACCCGATCACGGCATCCCGATGTTGGATGATGAAACCGCAATGCGCATTCACGACGCAACACTTATTATGCGCAACGTCACACCAGAGTTATATCAAGTGTTTATGCTGAGATATGTTAGCAATTTATCGCAAGGTAATGTAGGGCGGGAAATGGGCGTGAGTGTGCCGATGATAAAATCTTATCTTTACGCCGCACATCAATCTTTAAAACTACTTCTAACGCAAAATAAGTGTATTTTTCTCGCTTAAATTTTGTACTGGTTATTTTTTTAACAAAAGGAAGATAATATGTTCAGATTGGCTAAACAACAGGAGAACAGAATGATTACCTATGCCCAACTTTGCGAACAAAACATCCGCTACCAAGCAATGCTCCACCATAACGCGCAAATGCTCCGCACTGTCATTAATTGCTTTACGATAGCTCTTGAAGAAGATCTAGGATTAACCGATAAAAGCTACAAAAAAGAATTTAACCAAGATCAACAAGTTCCCTATGTCGATGTATTAAATATTGATGATCACAAGTCTTGCCCTTGGTATCAATTAAAAACGGAATTTGAACAAAACGCACCGGTTATCGAATTTGAACTGGCTTTGACGTTAGAAAAAGCCCCGAATGTTTACCCGAAAACCACACTCATATCCCCAATGAGGGCAATCTATATCAACGAGAATAGCATACAGCTTGAATTTACCGCGCACCGAGACAAACCACAGTTCATCATATCCATAAATGAGAAAGATGCATTTTCACACGTCATTAATACCTATAAGCAACTAATTTTAGAAATGCTTAAATGTTAATCAATCGCCTACTTCGGTAGGTGTTTTTATTGATTTAAAGAAAAATTAAAAGCATAAAATAATCGTTAAAAGTTAAAATTAACCATTGACAATTAAGGATTAAAGCCTATAATTCAATGCATTCAGACGGAACCCATAGCAACTCACAGACCATTTTTATTATCTGTACGGTTGTTATGGGTTTTTACTTTATGGGGAAATATGAAAAAGACAGCGATATTGATAGATGGTGGCTTCTTCTTTGCAAAAGTCGGTTTCTTTGCGAGAAAATTTTTTAAAAACAAAACCATTACCGCAGAAAACTTAATTGATTTAATGTGGCGAATGGTTCGCTTCCATACCGAAATTGAACGAGGACAACATAGTGGAAGAGAAGCCCAAGAGCTTTATCGCATTTATTATTATGACAGCCCACCCCTTGATAAGCAAGTCAAACTCCCTTTCCCAGAAAAAGGCGAAACTACCCCACGTGATAAAAACTTCAAGACTGAGGCGATGAATAAACTCCGCGCGGAATTTCACGTAAAATTAAAAGAAAATAGAAAGACCGCACTTAGAATGGGTCGATTACAATCTACTGATTGGCGTTTGAACGAGCATACATTAAAAGCACTTCGCCAAGGCAAGAAAAAATGGGAAGATCTAACTAATGATGATTGGTACTATGAAATTACGCAAAAATCAGTTGATGTGAAATTGGGAATGGATATTACCATTCTCTCTTATGAAAAACTGGTTGATGTCATCGTACTAATTGCCGGTGACTCGGACTTCGTTCCTGCCGCAAAACAGGCGAGAATAAAAGGGGTCGATTTTATTTTAAACCCATTAAAGCAGGAAATTTCTCACGATCTTGCTGAGCATATTGATGGCATTCAATCCTTTAGTGTTGGTGTTGGATTAGCTGAAATTCTTAAGTGCGATCCTGAAGGCAATCCGCAATGGTGGCAAGACTATCAAGCCAAAGCCGCAGCAAATAAAGAAAAGCGAAAAGCCAAAAAGCAAACTAGAAAGAAAAAATAACGCAATACACACCCCCCCAGCCCGCAATCGCGGGCTTTTTTATTGCTCTAATTCCCACTTTAAGCACAATGCGCTTTCAATGAGCGCGTGGGATCGAGCTTTGAAATTGATGATCTGTCGCGTTTAAACGTACTAGGGCGTTGCGTACGAAAATTTTCTATTGTTGCAGAGGATTTATAATAAAAGGGGAAATTTCCCCTAAATTTTTTGAGTTCCCCTAAAAAAGTTTCAAAAAATCCTTGAAATGGATAGCTATTAGGTGTATTATTTTATCTATAGTGCGGTTTTAGCACGTTGCGAACGCACAAATGAATTTGATAGCTCTGAGTTGGTAGACTTGGGGCTTTTTTATTGTGGCACTTCGTACTATAATTGCTTTAATTTTAGGCGGTTATAAGGGGATAAAGAATGTCATTTGAATTACGTAAACAACTTGCTGATTTAAAGGCTGAATGTGATGCCTTATTTAAGCAGCGTTTAGCTCTATTACAGGGCAAAAAAGAGAATGCTATTTCGTTGATGACGAATGAAGCGATTGCGTTTTTGCAAGCGAAAGGATTTACTGTTAGTAATCTTATTCCTGATACGATTGAAGCCAACTACAAAGGCTCTATGAATATTAGAATTCAGTGTTCAGATCCGAAAGATAGTTTTATTGGCGCAGATATTACAATCGATGTGGATTATTTAGCGCAGTCATTCGGATTTAGTGTCAATTTGGCACGTGAAGCCTTTAATGGCATTCTGTCTGGCGATTTAGTGGAAGAAATTTCACAATATCAAACAAGAGTGGAAAAATTAAAATCATTGAGCTGCTCGGATATTGATGGCTCTTTTGAGATTACACTTATTAAGCAAAATTTAGAGAAGCTTACTTTTTCAACGATTACGGATACGTTGAAGTTTGTGTTGGAAATGTAATGTGTTAATGATTTATTAGCCCTGATCGGAAACGGTCGGGGCTTTTTGTATGCAAAAGAAAAGCCGAGGTGGTGGAACACTTCGGCTTTTTTCATTCCTGTTAAGCTCGATTTAAAGGAACGAATTTATGATTAAGTATACACCAAAACATCAAGTTAAGGTAGGTGGGAAAATGTCAGAAAAAGCAGCAGATAAAGTTGGAAATAAATTAGCTAATGCCGCACTCATTATTACTACTTGTTGGGGTATAAGCGCAATTATTTTTGCAGTAGCTTATTTTGTTAAATAACCTCTAGTTGGTAATGTGACTAGGGTATCTATAAGGGCGTAGTCTAATGGTAAGACAGCGGTCTCCAAAACCGCTAATTGAGGTTCGATTCCTTGCGCCTTTGCCATATCACAAGCTCACGTTAATGCGTGGGCTTTTTTATCAGCCCTGTAAATGGGTGGAGTGTAAAAATGTTAAAAGATGCAGGAAGCCAAAGTATTTTTTGGTCTGGCTTTGGTGCGTTCTGGGCAATGTATTCATTTCAAGAATGGCTGGCTATTATGGGGCTTGTTATAGGTTTAATAAGTGGTCTCGTGAATATGTATGCTAAATGCCAAGAAGGGAAAGTTAGAAAAAATGAAGAACGGCGTGCAGAAGAAATACACCGTGTGAAAATGAAACGATTGTCTTTAGGATTTGATGATGATTTTGACAAAAACTAGGAAAGCTCTTGGTGTTTGTTCTGTGATTACGGTAATGGGATTAATGTATGCTCAGTTCGGTAGCGAGCTAAGATTAAGTCCTGTAGGTGCTGAAATTATTGGGAATGCCGAGGGTTGCAGACGTGATCCATATCAATGCCCTGCGGATGTTTTGACCGTTGGAATTGGTTCAACTGAATATGGTGGTAAGAAAATCAATCCAAAACACCGTTACACAGATTTGGAAATTGCCGAACGTTGGAAGAATGATATTGTGATTGCTGAACGATGTGTGAACAAATATGGTAATGGCGAGATGTTACCGCAATCGGTATTTGATTCTGCGGTGTCAATCACTTTTAATGTGGGTTGTGGGGCAGTAAGTAAATCTACGATGTTTAAATATCTTCGAGCAAAACAATATGAAAAGGCTTGTGGCGAATTTCCTAGATGGGTGTATGCCAGTGGTAAAAAATTAGCAGGTTTGGTGGTTCGCCGAGAAAAAGAGAAAGCATTATGTTTAGCCGATTTGAAACTGCCATAAAATTGACCGCACTTTGTTTGATTTTGGGCTTGTGTGGTTGGACTTGGTTTCAATCTCAGAAGATAAGTAGTTTAAAAGCCGAGAACCAAGCTCAAGCCCAAACTATCCAGCAGCAAGAAGATGCGAACAAGGCATTGGCTATTACGCTACAACAAGAGCGTGATGCAGTTATTGAGCAACAAGAGCGTAATAATGAGATAGAAAGGATAGCAACAGAAAATGCTGAATCAGTTAAAACAATCATTAAGACACTGCCTTGCGCTCACACTCGTTTGCCTCAGTCTGTTCTTGACCGCTTGTACAAATAAAATCACGACTAAAGCAGAATATATTTATCCGCCTCAAGCCTATACTGTACCTTGTGTCAAAACAGCATTTACTGGGGAAACATACGGCGATGTAGTCATACAGTTAGTTAAGGTAACCGCAGAGCGAGATAAGTGTGCAAGCCAAGTAGATCATCTTAATAAGTGGATTAACCAAACCAAGACCGCCAATTAAAGTGCGGTCTTTTTTTATTGGCATATACAGACACATACATTAGGACTGACCTTGACTATCTGATGATAGCTCGATGGTAGTCCTAAGCTATGTTTTATGGATAAAACAAAAATATATCGAGTGATTTTTATAAAGAATCGTGACGGCAAAAGGTACTCCTGAGGGGATACCCCTTTCCACGGGGTTTCGGGCGCGCGGTTTTCGACAGTTTTTTAGGTTTCTAGTCATCATCATCTTTTCCCTTTTTTGGGCATTTTAACGGTCTCGGCTATGGATAATTTATACGACTTAAAACTCAATATAAATCAGATCGCCGAACTGGTCGGAATGCATCGGCAAACCGTGTCACAAAGGCTTGCAGGACTAACGCCAGCTATTGGCAGTAATTCCAAATTAAAGCTCTATGCACTATCTGATTTAATCAAAATCGGACTTGCCGAAAAAATGACGGCGGATGTTGATAGCTTGTCACCTGTTGAGAGACGAGCATTTTGGCAAGCGGAAAACGAAAGACTAAAATACGAGCGAGATACAGGCGAACTGGTGCCATCATTTGAAGTTGCTCAAGAGATGGGATTTTTGGCTAAAGCTGTTGTGCAATCACTTGATACATTGCCAGATATTTTAGAGCGTGATTGTGCGTTAACTCCAGCACAATTAACTCGTGTAATACAGGTGATTGATGACGTTAAATCGCAAATGTCATTACATATACAGGCTGGCGATAATAAATCAGAGGAGTAGTCATGTTTGCATCAGCTAAAGATATTAGGCGAGATATTGCAAATCTACTTAAACCGCCTCGCCGAATGAAAGTGTCGGAAGCCGTAGCGGAATATATGCGCGTGCCTGTTGGTGGGGGTAACTCTGTTAAATGGGATAAAGATACTGCTGCATATATGTTAGATCCGATGGACTGCCTAAACTCTCGTGAGTATGACGCAGTTATTTTTGTTGGACCAGCTCGTACTGGTAAAACAATCGGATTGATTGATGGCTGGATCACTTATGCGATTATTTGCGATCCGTCTGATTTCCTCTTGGTGCAACTTACACAAGAGAAAGCCAGTGAGCATAGTCGTAAACGTTTAGACCGCACTTTTAGATGCTCACCTGAGATTGCAAAAAGATTAAGCCCGCGTAAAAACGATAACAATGTCCACGATAAATATTTTAGGGCAGGTAATTTATTAAAGATTGGCTGGCCGTCAATTAACGTATTGTCATCATCAGATTACAAATACGTCGCATTAACAGATTACGACCGATGGCCCGATGATGTGGACGGCGAGGGTGACGGATTTAGTTTAGCGTCCAAACGTACGACTACATTTATGAGTGCGGGTATGACACTTGTAGAGAGTTCACCAGGCAAGGATATTGTTGATATAAAACATCATCCAAAAACTACTCACGAGGCACCGCCAACAACTGGGATTTTATCTTTATATAATCGCGGTGATAGACGTAGATTTTATTGGCAATGTCCATATTGCAAAGAATGGTTTGAGCCATCAATGGCAAATATGGTGGGTTATCGTAATGATACTGACTATGTTAAGGCGAGCGAAAACGCTCGTTTACAATGCCCACATTGTCAATCTCTCGTAGATCCTGACAAGAAACGCGCATTAAACATTGGCGGCAAATGGCTAAAGGAAGGGCAAACGATAGACAAAGATGGTGTGATACATGGCGAGGGCAGAAACTCCCGTATTGCATCATTTTGGCTAGAAGGCCCTGCCGCCGCTTATCAAACATGGGCGCAATTAACTTATAAATTACTCACTGCTGAACATGAATTTGAAATGACAGGCAGTGAAGAAACGCTAAAGGCAGTAACAAATACAGACTGGGGATTGCCTTATTTGCCACGCTCCGCACTTGAGCAACGCCGAAGTGATGAATTAATGGAGCGGCGAGAAGATACAGAAAAAAGAACGGTACCTTATGGGTGCCGTTTTTTATTGGCTGCAGTTGATGTACAGGGTGGGCGGAATCGCCGTTTTGTCGTCCAAATTGTGGGCTATGGTGAAAATAGCGAACGGTGGCTCATTGATAGATACAACATTAAATCATCAATGCGGAGCAATTCAGATGGGGAAAGTCTACCAATTGATCCGTCCGCCTACCCTGAGGATTGGGATTTACTCATCAGTGATGTGCTTAATAAGCAATATCGTATTGAGGGATTAGACGGCGGAGTCATGCCAATCCTTGCAATGGCGGTGGATAGTGGCGGTGAGGACGGTGTAACAGATAACGCCTATAAGTTTTGGCGTAGATGCAAACGAGATGGCATATCAAAACGAGTGTATCTCGTTAAAGGTGATAGTACCAAACGCCAAAAACTGATTTCTCGAACTTATCCTGATAACACCTCACGGTCAGATCGTCATGCTAAAGCACGAGGTGATGTGCCGCTATACCTACTCCAAACTGACCAACTCAAAGATCGCATTAGTAACGCACTGAGTCGAGAGACTGTTGGTGCCAATTACATTCATTTCCCATCATGGTTAGGCGAATGGTTTTTTGATGAGCTGACATACGAAGAGCGAGGACAAGACGGTAAATGGCGTAAACCAGGTAAGGGCAACAATGAGGCGTTTGACTTATTTTGCTATGCCCATGCGATCGCTATTTTGCGTGGTTATGAGCGTATTAAGTGGGGCGATGAGGACAATGTCCCATACTGGGCAAAACTACCTGGATTAAATCCTGATGTAATCCGAAAAGAGACAACTGCACTGGAAGAAGAAACTGAAAGTGCGGTAGAAATTGAACAAGTAAAACTGCAACCGAAACCCAAAACAAAAAGTAATTGGCTAAACGGTGGCGTAAGCAAGAAAAAAGGTGGGTGGCTGTGATTTACGATAAAGACGAGCTTGAGGAAAAAATCCGAACGCTTGATGAAAAGATCGAAAACGCCCAAAGCCAAGTTAGCTTTAATGGGCGATCGGTATCTTATCAAGTGTCCGAATGGACAAAACAACGTGACCGCTATCAACAAATGCTAAATGAGTTACTGGCGGAAACAAGACAGCGCGTAAAACGCCACAGAATCAAATATGCGAGATTTTAAACAATGGGAATATTAGATAAAGCGATTGCCGCAATCTCGCCTAAATGGGGCGCACAGCGAGCAAAAAGCCGATATGTGATGAATGCATACGAGGCAGCAATGCCAAGCCGTACACATAAGGCAAAACGCGAAAGCCAAGGCGCGAATGTATCTACCAAACAAAGTGCAGTCAGTTTGCGAGAACAAGCTCGAGCGTTAGACCAAAATCACGATATTGTGATCGGCATTTTGGACAAGATGGAAGAGCGCGTGATTGGCTCCAGAGGAATCCATATTGAACCACAACCGCTAAATTTAAGTTGTGATGTTGATGAGGATTTGGCAGAGCAAATCCGCAAAAAATGGGCGGAATGGTCTGTGCGGCCAGAAGTTACCGGACAATTTACCCGCCCAGAACTTGAGCGGATGTTGTTGCGAACGTGGCTCCGTGATGGGGAAGTGTTTATCCAACTTGTGCGAGGCAGTGTAGCAGGTCTCAATCACAGCACCAAAATCGCATTTAGCCTTGAGGCATTAGAGCCTGATTTTGTGCCGATGAATACCCTTGATACGGCAAATTTAATTCAAGGGGTAGAGCTTGACGCATGGCGTCGTCCTAAGTCGTACCGTGTTTACATGGACAACCCACAAGAAAACAATCGCACTTACGGGCGAGTTAAATCGGTGCCGGCAGAAAATATGTTGCACCTTGCGTTTAAAAAACGACTGCACCAATTGCGTGGCGTATCGATGTTGCACGGTGTAATCATCCGACTTGCCGACCTTAAAGATTATGAGGAAAGCGAGCGTGTGGCCGCACGAATTGCCGCCGCCTTTACGATGTACATCAAAAAAGGTGATGCCGCACTCTACGGAGATAATGAGGATTACAGTGCAGACAGTCCGGAGCGAGATTTTGAGATTGCTCCCGGTGCAATCATTGATGATTTAAAACCCGGTGAGGACATCGGGTTAATCAATTCTAATCGCCCAAATGTGAACCTAGAAACCTTTAGGAATGGACAATTAAGAGCAACAGCAGCGGGGACTCGCTCAAGTTACTCAAGCATTGCTCGTGACTATAACGGGACTTACTCAAGCCAGCGCCAAGAGTTGGTGGAGAGCTTTGAGGGTTACTCCGTTTTACAAGATACCTTTGTTGCGCACATCTCACGCCCGATATACAGAGAATGGCTAAAAATGGCGATTGTCAGCGGTGAAATTGATGTGCCAGTCGATATTGATCCTGCATCACTTTATAACGCTGTTTATAGTGGCCCAGTGATGCCGTGGATAGACCCGACAAAAGAGGCGCAAGCGTGGAAAGAGCGCATCAAAGGTGGATTAGCGACCGAAAGCCAAGCAGTACGAGCAAGCGGCAGCAACCCGGCAGAAGTTAAACGCAGACGTAGAGTTGAGGTTGAGGAAAACCGCAAATTTGGTCTCAAGTTTGACACTGATTTAACTAACACAGGTACGACAAATGACAAAACAAAAAATGATTCTGTCGCCGGTGGCGATGGCAACGAGCGCAACAAAGACGAATAACCAGTCTTGGTACTCAATCAAAGCCAAAGCCAACGATACGGCAGAGATCTCAATTTACGATGAGATCGGATTTTGGGGCGTATCTGCTGCGAGCTTTGCGCAGGATTTAAAAGACTGCGGAAACAACATTAAGCAGATTAACCTACACATCCACTCACCCGGTGGCGATGTATTTGATGGGATCGCTATCTACAACTTGCTAAAAAATCACCCGGCAAATGTGACAGTTTACATTGACGGCTTGGCGGCAAGTATGGCGAGCGTTATTGCGATGGCGGGCAATGAGGTAATCATGCCGGAAAATGCAATGATGATGATCCACAAGCCTTGGGGCATCCAAGGTGGCGATGCTGAGGATATGCGCAAATATGCCGACTTATTAGACAAGGTCGAAAATACGCTAATCCCAGCTTATGCAAGCAAAACAGGAAAAACACCTGAAGAATTAGCAGAAATGCTATCAGCAGAAACTTGGCTCAACGGAAAAGAATGTGTTGAACAAGGATTTGCAGACAAACTAGCCGAACCACTTGTGGCGATGGCGTCTATTAAATCAAGAAAATTAGAGGACTTTGAAAATATGCCAAAAGCAATGAAAGACATGTTGTTTAAGCCACAAGGCAACGCTGGCGCATCCGCACCACAAGCAACACCAACTCCTGCACAACCAGCACCAACTGAACCGGTAAATCAAGCGCCGACAGCTCCGGTAGATAACACCGCACAAGTGCAGGCTGAATTAAATAAACGTAACGCCGACATTAAAGCGGTATTTGCACCGTTTGGTAATACGCACAATGATTTGTTGGTGGAGTGTTTAGGTGATTTATCCATTACCGCAGATCAAGCCAAAGACAAATTATTAGCAAAACTTGGTGCAGGTACAACGCCAAGTGCAGCGCCTACCGCGTATGCTGGGAATGGTAATATAGTTGGTGATAGTGTTAAACAATCATTATTAGCACGTGCAGGTATCGACAAAGATAAAGTTGATGCAAAAGACAACGCCTACAACGCAATGACCTTGCGTGAGCTTGCCCGTGCGTCATTGGTTGATCGTGGTATTAGCGTGTCTGGCCATAACGCAATGAGCATGGTTGGCTTGGCGTTTACCCACTCAAGCTCCGACTTTGGTCAAATCTTAATTGATGTGGCGCACAAATCCTTGCTTAAAGGTTGGGAAACTGCGGTGGAAAACTTTGATCAGTTTACCTCACGCAGCACATTAACCGACTTCCGTGCGGCGAAACGTGTTGGCTTGGGTGATTTTGGTTACTTACCACAAGTCGGTGAGGGCGAAGAATACACCTACGGCACAATCGGTGATGAGGGTGCTAGTGTTGCATTAGCGACTTACGGGCAATTATTTAGTATTACCCGTCAAGCAATCATCAATGACGATATGCACTTATTGACAAAAATCCCTGAAAAAATGGGACAAGCTGCACGTGCAACCATCGCTAAATTAGTGTTTGCGTTATTAACTGGTAACGCAATTGCACAAGATGGCAAAGCATTATTTGACGCATCACACAAAAACACTTTAACCGGTGCCTCGTTAGACGTAACCAGCATTGATAAAGCAATTCAAATGATGAATGGATTTGTCAATACTCGTGGTGAACCATTAGCGATTGAGCCTGATTTTATGTTGTTACCAACCTCGCTTTACACCCGTGCTAAACAAGTTTTAGGTTCAGCAAGTGTGGAGGGGGCTGATATTAATTCTGGCATTATCAATCCAATCCGCGACATTGTGCCGACAGTTAAATCCGCACGTTTACAAGTTGCCGATCCAAAATCCTGGTACTTAATCAACAAAGAAGCGATTGAAGTTTCTTATCTTGACGGCATTGATACGCCATACATGGAGCAACAACAAGGTTTCACTGTTGATGGTGTATCTACCAAAGTACGCATTGATGCCGGTGTTAACGTGATTGACTACCGCGGTATTGTAAAAGTTACCAATAAGTAACTTAAATCGCCCTAAATAACGACCGCACTTTTAACCGAAGTGCGGTTTTTTATTATCAAAATTAAAGGATCATTAAATATGGCTAAAAACTATATGCAAGACGGAAACACCGTGCGTTTTACCGCTGCCGCTGCCGTGAAAAGCGGTGATGTAGTGATGTTAGAAAACCTTGTGGCGATTGCTATTTCTGATGTAGAAAAATCCGCCGTTGGTGTTGGTTTGACTACAGGTGTATTTACGGTCAAGGCAAAAGCGGCTGACGACATTAAACAAGGTGCGATCGTTTACTGGTCTGCGACTGAGGGTGCAACAACTACCGCAGGCACTAACAAACGCTTAGGTATTGCATGGCACGCAAGTGGTGCAACCGTGGACACTGTCGATGTCAAGATCAACGCTTAGTCCGTTTGATGACGCACTCGCACAGGCGGACAACGTCATATCAGATGTGATGATGTCCGTCTATGTTATCAACGGCAAAAAATACAAAGCTGTGCTTGATGAAAGCCCAAAACTAATGAGTGGCAATTACACCGATGATTACTTAATTAATGGCACGACGCATACTCTCACTCTTTTTAAAGCATCAGGATATAAGCCAAAACTTGGAGATATCATTATTTCTTCAACAGAGGAATATGTTGTGCGAGGGTTTAGTTTTGAAGATGGGAAGATCGTGCTGCAATTGGAGTAAATATGGCGGTGAAAATTGAAGGGATGGCAGCATTACAAGCTAATATCCAAAAACTGGCTAATCAAGTCGCGCCTAAAGCGGCAGCAAAAGCGATTAATAAGGTGGCGAGAAGTGCAATCAAAAATGGAACAAAAAATGTATCCAAAGAGATTCATGTGCCAGCTAAATTAATCCGTAAGCGAACTCGATTATCCCAAAAAGCAACAGCGAATCGACCAGTTGCAAAAATACGAGTTGATAGAAGAAATTTACCGTTAATTCGATTATTGGAAAACCCTAGACGAACCATGCGAGCGAGTAAAGGGCAAATTAGAATAGGCAAATATCAAATACAACGCGGTTTTATTCAAACTCTAGCAAATGGTCGTAAACACGTTATGCAGCGACAAGGTAAAGAGCGGTATTCAATTGATGTTGTTAAGATTCCGTTATCTAGACCATTAACAACGGCTTTCCATAATGAGTTAAAAGATTATTCAAGTCAGATCAAAGTCGAACTGACAAGAGAGTTGAGTGACATTTTAAAAAAATAGAGGATTAAATGCTAATTCATAAGAAGATTCGGCATCAAGTGTCGGATATGCTCAAAAGCAGTATAAAGGGTGTTGAGAATATTTATTCTGGGCGCCCTTTATTTATTGATATTGACCAAGAAAAAACAGCTATTGCAGTTTTTCTTGATGAGATTTCGTGCGAAGAGGTAGATCTCTGTCATCACGAATATACCGCAGCATTAAATATCGCAATTTATCTGAAAACAGCTTTAGGCGACGACGCATTAGATGATATTGCAGACAAAATCAAAGAGCGATTAAGCGTAGCTATATCTAATGATGAATTATCGGAAAACATTTCCGAAATGACTCTTATTAGCTACGAATACGAGCAAGATACGACAAATCGTACTTGGTTCGTTTCTAACCTTAAATATCAAATTAAGTATGAGGACTAGATATGCCTACACAAACAACACCTTTTCAAGGCACTAAATTTTATTTGGGCACTGGTCTAACCGAAGGCAAAGCAGTCACAGCCGTAACGGTTAAGCCTAATGCAACCATTACATCAGCAGGGCATGGTGCCAAAGTAGGGGATTTTATTAAGCTAACTGGTCTAGGTGCGCTTGATGGATATTATCCTGTAAAAGCCGTTACCAATGACTTAATTACACTTGCAGATGAAGTAGATTGGACAAGCCAAGATGCGCCAGCCAGTTACGCAGCAGTTAAAGTTTCTACCGTGAAATGGTCATCTAATTTCTGTGCGATTAAACAGATTGAGGGTGATGGCGACACATTAGGTGAAGAAGATATTACAACCATGTGTTCTGAAGGTACAGAAACAGAAGCAGGTGAGATTGAGTATGGCTCAATTAAATTAACCTTCTTCTATGCGCCAGCTACCGCAATGCAAGCTGACTTGCGCAAGAAGTTTTATGCGAAAGAAACCTTCCCTTGGATGATGATATTGAAAAATGCTCAAGGTTCTCTTTACGGCACAGGATTTATCCAAACCTCACCAAATTTCAGTGGTGAAGTAAAAGGTAAATTTGAATCTGGTGTAACGATTAAAAAAGCAAAACGCGATTATCACTTACCAGCATAGCCGCAAAGTGCGGTGAATTTTGACTGCACTTTATAAAAACTAAAACCCCGAAAGCAGGGAACTCTCGGGGTTTTTCATTCCAATTAAACCATACTTAAAAGGAATAAACTTCATTGGAAATTATAACTAACTTTCTTCCTTTATTCAAGGAGCAAGCTATGCAATATGGGTTATGGGAAACGACCTTAGCTTATTTAGTGTTAGGCGTATGTTTCATCATCGCTTGGCGACTCCCAAATATTATTAATTCAATTAAAAACAAAGGTGATAAATAATGAATCTACGTGAAAAACTTTTAGCCAATAAGCCTAAAATTACCCCAATCATTATTAATGGCGAGAATTATTATATCCGTGAAATTACTGTTGGTGAAATGAATCGTGTGCTTTATGGGCAACAACAAGAATTGGTGCGCATTGCAGAGAGTCAAGGTATTGAATTGAACTTCAATGATGAAAAACACCTTACTGAGCAACTTGCTAAAATTTATGACCCGAATCGATTAACGCGTACGCTTGCTATGCGGTTGTGCGATCAAGATGGTAAAAATCTTTTTGATATGGATAATCCTGATGATTTAACCGCACTTTCCAAATTAGATAAGGTTGTATTTGAGCAATTAACGCAAGCTATTGTGGAAGATGAACCAAAAAACTCTCAAGCCGAAGAAAGTTCCAAATAAACCTCTCACTTTCTCTCGGCAAAACACTTGAAGAAATTGAGCAAATGCCAGAGCGTCATCTCCAAGAATACGAAATTTTTTATCAGGAACAGCCTTTTGGATTATGGCGAGAGGATTATCGGACTGCACAAGTTTCACATTTGCTTGCTATGATAAATCGAGACCCTAAGTCTAAGCCTCCAGAGTTATCTGATTTTATGCCGTTTTACCAAGAAAAAATGGATGATGAAGATGATGACGGAGTGGCTGATTATTTAGCAAATCGTTAAATTATCTATTGCTTCTGAATCTTATATAGATTAAAATCTATATAAATAATAAGAAAGGTAATAGCTGTATGAAACAAGAATGGGAAGTAATTTTACAAGACCCACTTTTGAACTGGTTAGAAACGCTGGCAGAAGATGACGTATTAAAAATCTATGCGGCGTTGGAATTATTATCAACAGAAGGTCCACAATTAAGCAGACCTTATGCGGATACGCTGCAAGGCTCTAAATATACCAATTTAAAAGAATTGCGAGTACAGTCTAAATTATCGGTATTCCGTTTATTTTATATTTTCGACCCTGTCAGACAAGCGATTGTTTTATGTGGCGGAGATAAAAAAGGCAAGAAAGAAAAACTCTTTTACAAAGAGATGATTGCCCTAGCGGAACAAACCTATGATGATTACCTTTCTGAATTAACTAAGGAGCAAGAAAATGAGCGTGAAATTTAAAGATCTGATGAATAATCTTCCAGCTGAAAAGCAAGCGAAAGTGAAAGCTATGGCAGACGATATGCGAATGGAGTTACAACTTTACCGTATTCGTGAAGAATTAGAGCTTTCACAAAAGCAAATGGCAGAAACATTAAGTATTTCTCAGCCGTCAGTTGTCGCCCTTGAAAAACGTGGCAATGACATTAAATTATCATCAGTTAAACGTTACATTGAAGCAATGGGTGGTGTGTTAAATTTATCGGTTGAATTACCCACAGGAAAAACAGTTACTTTCAACTTATAGAAGGTGGTAAGTATGTTGCGTGATTTTATTCAATTTACAGCAAAATGCTTTTTTATACTGCTTATTGCATTAGGGACATTATTCCTTTTATTTGCTGTTGATTTTATTTATATTCTCGCTTTTATTGGTGTATATGTTGCTATTTTCGCAACTTGTCTTGTTGTAGCTATTATTAAAGAAAATAACCGTATTAAGAAACTAAGGATAGTTGAACAAGATAAGAATCGTGTGAAATATGTTATTATTAATTAAATTATAAGTTTCTAAAAGCTCGCTTCGGCGGGCTTTTTTTATGAGGTGAATATGTCAAGTTTAGGTTCGTTAAATATTCTTTTGAGTTTGGACTCAATTCAGTTTAATCAGGCGCTTGATAAATCATCCTATCAAACGCAAAAGTTCGCAAAACAATTTGAATTGAATTTTACAAAAGCGCAGGCCAAAGCAAAACAATTCTCAGAGCGTACTACTCAATATTTGAATAACATAGAGAAAGCGGCAAATACAATTAATAAAACGACAAGCCGTACTTTTTGGGCGGGCATTGTAAGTTCGGGCGGTTCCTATTTATCATCTGGTATTTCTGATGTGATAAAATACGCGGATAGTTATACTGAATTGCAAAACCGTATTCGCTTAGTAACAAATAGCCAAACAGCTATGGTGGTTGCGACAGAATCGGTGTTTGATATTTCTTTGAAAACCAATCAAGCTGTGGGCGCTACTGCACAAATCTATCAACGCTTTGCACAAAATGCAGATAGATTGAATTTATCTCAATTGCAAGTCTCCGAATTAACGGAGACTGTTGCAAAATCTGTTGCAATATCAGGTGCTAGTGCAGGTGCAGCTGAAGCAGCATTAATGCAATTTGGGCAAGCATTAGGAAGTGCAGAATTACGCGGTGATGAGCTTAATTCTGTGATTGAGCAGACTCCAGGTCTTGCTGACGCAATAGCTAAAGGGCTTGGCGTAACAACTGGCGAGCTGAAAAACTTAGCTAAAGCAGGGCAATTGGACATTCACACCGTTATCCAGGCTTTAGTAAAAGCACGAGATACAGTAGATAATGACTTTAATAAACGCGTTAAAACGCTTTCAATGTCTTTTACAAATTTAGAGACATCGATAACTAAGTTTTCAGGTGAAGCAAATAGTGCGTTAGGTGTTACGCAAAAACTAGCTACTGGGGTCGATTTTGTTAGCGATCATCTCCAAGAATTAATTATTGGGCTTGGATCGCTGACAGCTGCACTTGCTATCGGTCATCTTAGCAAATACGGCTTGGAACTATTAAAAACGGGTTATGCTAGTGCAAAAAATGCTCTAGCGCATATTGCAGAGGCAAAAGCCATAGCAACAAAAGCTACTGCAATGCGTACAGCGGCTCAGGTTGAAATGGCAAGCTTAAACGCACAATTTAAACTTGCACAATCTGAACAAACCAGATTTGCATTGCGTGAAAGAATGAAAGTGCAGTCTGCTCAAATTATTGCACTTGCACAAGCGGAAGCTACAGCAAAACGAAATCTTGCCACGGCAACTAACATTGCAGCAATAGCAGCAAAAGGTTTGCAAAGTGTAATGGCTTTACTTGGTGGGTCTGCTGGCGTAATTGGAATAGCCGCTACATCATTAATTTTCTTTAGCTCTCAAGCGGCACAAGCAAGACAGTGGGCACTTGATACTACAACTGCAAACAAAGGATTAGCAGAAAGTTACAATGAATTAAGTGAAGCTGCATTATCCTTAAAAGTAGAAAAGCAACTCGAAGATATTGAGAAATATTACAAGGAAATCGAAAAAGCTAAAGCTAGTGCAAAATCAAAAAACATTAATGGCGATTTTGATGGTTTCACAGTCGTTAATAGTATTAGTGATAAAGAGTTGGAGCACCTACAAAACGAAATCAAGTCTATCGAAGAAAATGCAAGTTTAGCAGAAAAAGCCCTCGTAAAAATGCTTGCTCCTCTAGCTGAAAACATGTTGCGTTCAGGTAAAAGTCTTGATGATGTCCGACAAAAATTCAAATTACTTGGTGTTGATGTAGTAACTGCGAATAATATTATTGCAAATTTACCAAAAAGTTTCTCTGACGCGGCAAACGGTGCAAAGAACGCCACAGATAAAACTTTAGATTTAAAAGATGCAATTGATAAGTTAAATGGTAAATCAACAACGCTTGCTCAAAAATTAGAGGTTGCGAAGTTAAAACAACAAGGGCAAGCAAAATCTGCATATGTTTTAGCAGGTCTCTACGAATTGCTTGGGAAAGAGGGTGCTGAATATAATGAAGTATTGATCGGCATTGCGACAGGCACCATTACCGCAGCTAATGCGGCAGATAAAGCTGTTGGTTTATCTGTTGAGACTTTGAAAAAGATTTTAGATGGTAAAGCTCAATTAGAACAAGACTTCGCCAAAGAAAATCAAATAAACAAAATAGAGACAGGTCTAAAGGAGTCAAAAGGATCTAAAACTGACTATGTAAAACAATACACAGATCAAGTTAGCGAAATGGAAAAACGCCTGTCTGAACTGCGGGCAAATGCGCAAGATATAGCATTATTCGGTCAAACAAGCCAATATCAAGAGGTAAACAAACTTACACAAGATATCGCTGCCAACGCTGAAAAATATGCACATTTTGGTGCTGATGGATTAGCAAAACTCAAGGATATGGCAGCCCAGATTGATGCAGCACAGCAAGTAGTCGCGATTAATCAATTTACTTCTGATAATTCTGAAAAACTACGAGCAATGGAGTTTGAATTAACTCTACTTGGGAAAACTCGACAAGAACAAGAGTTAATGCAGTACAATCACCAGCTTGATTTAGAAGCGGCAAGATTAAAAAACGGGATGTCGCAGAAGAATATAGCCAAACTAGATGAAGAAATTGCCAAACTTAAAGAGCGTCGTAGGATTATTCAGCAACAAACGGAAGAATCTCGTGGTAGTGCAATTCTTGGTTTTCAGCAAGGAATGAAAACAATTGAAGATCAGGTTTCTGATGTTGCAGGAAACATAAGCAACATTACCGTGAACGCATTTAATGGTATGTCTGATGCTTTAACTGACTTTATCATGACGGGTAAAACTGACTTTAACTCCTTAGCAAAATCAATCATCAAAGATATTGTTCAAATGACGACAAAAATGATTATTTTTGCATCACTCAAGGCGGCATTTGGAGGATCTTTTGGTAAATTCATGGGGTTCTCTGGAGGCGGTTTAGTCCCTGAATTAAAATATACTGGTGGGCTTGTTGGATTTGATGAAGGGGGATTTACTGGTATAGGTGGAAAATACACGCCTGCTGGTATTGTACATAAGGGCGAATACGTCATAACAAAAGAAGCCACTGCTCGTTTGGGCCGTGGCTTTTTAGATCATCTTAATTACGGTTCTGTGCGTCGTGGTTTTGCTAATGGTGGTGGAGTCGGTGTACCAAGATTGCCAACTATGGCTTATCAACCTAAATCATCAGGGAATATAGCGGTTAAGGTGATTAATAAGGGTGAACCGATGGATGCAACGGTAAGCCAACAATCAAGAAATGGACAGCTTGAAATCACCGTGGAATTAGTGCGACAAATTGCGCAAGCAGAAGCGGGAACAATGTTGCAGAAGAATATGCGCCCTGGCGGATTGTTATCTTAGGAGTAAACATGGCATTAAAAACATTATCTTGGTGTCCTCAGCCTAAATACACTGTAGAGGAAGAACCTAGACGAAAAGTGCTTAATTTTGGCGATGGTTATCAACAGCGAATGGTGGACGGACTAAATCCGCTGCTCCGCAAATTTAACCTGACATACAAGCTCAATCACAAAAGTGCGGTCGAATTTGACCGCTTTTTAACGTCGCATGGTGGCGTCACGGCATTTTTCTTTCGTGAATACGAAAATGGCGATTTAATCAAAGTCGTTTGCCCGAAATGGTCAAAAACCGTCACTAAAAGACACACGGAAATCAGCTGCACCTTTGAAGAAGTGGTGTAGTTTTTAGATAAAAAAACAAACCCCGAACACTCGCAATGTTCGGGGTTTTTATTTACCCCTTATTCCAAGTTTAACCAACTAAGGAGCAATTTTGATTAAGTATACACCAAAACATCAAGTTAAGGTAGGTGGAAAAATGAGTGAAAAAGATGCAGGCATTGCAGGGAAAATGCTAGCAAGTGCAGCAATTATTGCAGCGGTTGGTTTTGCCATTGGTGCAGCGAGCTTCGGGATTAGCTTTATTCTATGAAATGTTAGAAGTAATTGATAAGTCTAAGAAAGCGCGCCAATTTGCATACACATTTTTATTTCTGGCTTTTATTTTTGGAATACGTCCAGCTGACTTTTGGCAGCCTTCGAACCGCACGTTATGACGCTTAAAGTGCGGTTAAATTAATAAAGTTTTGAGATGTAGGTCACAAAATTAGAAAAAACTTTGATTAAAAACTTAAATAAATGTTTTGTGTTTCGTAGAATTGGTAAATCCATTAAACCGAGAGGAACCTAAAATGAAAAAATTATTATTGATTGGCGTTATGGTTGCGTTTTTATCTGGGTGCGCCGTACCACAACAAAAGAAAGAAAGTCTAAGTGAAAAATGGGCAAAGCAAGACGAATTAGCCTTAAAGGGTGAAATTACGGATGAGACAGATAAATTCACTGGTGAACGTGAAATAAAGTGGCAGGTATCTGGAATTGTAAGTAGTCAATATACCCAAACTATAGTCCCTGAGAAATTCTCTGTTATAAAGAATAAGAAACAATATAACGAGTTACTTATTACTAAAAAAGGACGATCTCCTGTAAAATGCGACGAAACCCACTGGTTAGTTGATGGTAAAAAATTTAATTTAAAACCGTATAATTCTGGGTTAACAGCGACGCGTGACTTCTATTTACAGTTAAATATTTATCGTCCTACGAATGCCCAACTTAAACAACTGGCAAACGCAAACCAGATTGACATCAAGATTTGTAATAACGAGTATTCTTTCACCCAAAATGAAATTAATGGATTGAAAGAATTAGTTAAAGCAGCCGGATTATAGATAATACCCCTTGACACCCAAGGGGCTTTTTTATTAGTATGTTTTTCAAGGTCTCAAAAGCCTTTCTATTTAGCAGGTTGTTTGAATGGCAATCACTTGTCGAGGTGATTAAATATCGGCACATTAAGCTCTCGTAATCAAGAGCTTTTTTGTTATTGACAGTATACAAATAAATTAATACACTCTTTCTCAAGGTGTCGAAACCTTAAACCAAAAGCGGAAGTCCGCACCCGATAGCATAGCGGTTTTTTTATGCGCAAAATTTGTGATCTCGTTTAGTTTTATTGCCATTAAGACTTAACACGCATAAATCCAATTTCATCTATGTCGGGCGGGCGGAGAATACAACACCCGAAAGGGGAATAATCCCAGCCGTTTCTTTTGGTCGGCTTTCGAACCACCCGGCACCCTTAACTGGGTAAATCTTAATATCGAAAACAAACCAAAGGAGACATTCTATGTCTAATCAAACCCAACTTTCAAAGGCGACTATCGGTTTAACCGACAGTCAGGCAGGAAACGGCGCTCAAAGTATTTCTATCATCAGCGAAAGCCGAATATACGCAACGAGCTGGTGAACGGGGAAAATTATTGCAGCAATGCAAATCAGAAAAGCAAGACCTTGAGCGTGAGCTTTTACAAATTAAACAGTTAGATCTTTTCGTGAACTTATAACCGCACAATCTTTTAGAAAGTGCGGTTTTTTATTGGAGAAAATATGAGTATTTACGGACAACTGCAACAATATGCCTCTCATGGTTGGATAGAATTATTTGAACTCGATCTCACTAAATTTGGCGATATTGTTTATCGTTTCCACGATGGATTAAGTCCATTAGGTCAAGCTATTGTGTGGCAAGGGCTGGAATATACACCTTATCCAGTCAAAGCTGAGGGATTTGCAGTTGATGGGTTAAATCCTGTTAGACCAAGGATTACATTTTCCAATTTAGGTGGGGCGATTACATTAGTCTTGGCAAAATTAAAAGGCATTGAGGGCGCTCGACTTACTCGCAAACGAACGAAAATAATCTATCTTGATGCGGTAAATTTTGAAAATGGAAATTTGACTGCCGACCCAAACGCACATTTACCCGATGATATATTTTATATATCGCAAAAAACATCGGAAGACCATTTAACCGTTAGTTTCGAGCTATTACCTGCCACTGATTTAGAAGGGGTGAAATTACCCCGTCGGCAGATTGTCGCTCAATATTGCACTCATAAATATAAGGGGCAGTTTTGCGGATATACAGGCGATAAAGCAACTTGCTCTAAAACGCTTGCTGACTGTAAAGCACATTTTGGTGAGCACTCTGAATTGCCTTTTGGTGGTTTCCCAAGTGCGGCATATATGAGGATTTAAAATGAAACATATTGATGATGCAATAGCACACGCCAAACAAAGTTATCCGCACGAAAGTTGCGGTTTTTTTGTGCTTAAAAATGGCAAATTGCAGTATGTCGCCTGTACCAATTTAGCGGCAGAAACAGAAGATGAGTTTTTGATTGGCGCAGAAGATTATGCCAGAGCGGAAGGAGTGGGGGAAATTAGAACCGTTGTTCATTCCCATCCTGACGAGAGCTGTTTACCAAGTATTGCAGATCAAGATGCACATAAAATAAGTGGATTAGAATGGTGCATTATTGGACTAGAGGGCGATGAGGTATCTACGCATTTTATGCCTGCACTTACAGAGGTGCCTGATTTGTATGGGCGTAAGTTTATCCATGGCATGACCGACTGCTACGGATTTGTGCGTGATTGGTATCGCCAAGAACTGGGTATTAATCTCCCAAACTACAATCGCATAGATGGCTGGTGGGATAATGGTGGCAATCTCTATGTTGATAACTTTGAGGACGCGGGATTTTATCCAGTCAAAGACTTAAAAATAGGCGACATGATTGTGATGCAAATTAACGCAAATGTACCTAATCATGCTGGTGTTTATCTTGGTGATGGTTTAATTGGCCATCACCTATACGGACGACTATCAAGTAAGGATGTATATGGACAATTCTACCGCGAACGAACAACGCACATCATGCGACATAAGGAAAATACGCCTTAAAGGCGAGTTAGGCAAACGCTTTGGTAAAGTCCATAAGCTGGCAGTAAAAACACCAGCGGAAGCCATCCGAGCTTTATGTGTTTTAAAAAGAGGATTTAAAGAGTTTCTCTTAGAATCTGAAAAACACGGAATAGTTTATCGGTTCTTGGTGCAGAGAGAAGAGCTGACAACATCATCTGATGAATTTCAAATGTGGTATGGTGCTCAAGCCGAATTTCATCTTATTCCTATCATTAGGGGTTCTAAGCGGGGTGGATTCTTTCAGCTCATAGCGGGGGCTGCGATGATTGGTCTTGCATTTTGGAACCCTTTAGGATGGGCTACTATAGGCGGTACAGGCTTTTTAAGCAGCGCGGCAACCTTGCCACTTACGATTGGTGCATCACTTGTACTTGGCGGCATCAGCCAATTACTCGTCCCTGTGCCAAAAGTAAGCGGACCACAAGAACGTCCAGAGAATAAGCCGTCTTATTTATTTAATGGTGCAGTAAATACAACCGAGCAAGGGCAACCTATCCCATTGTTATATGGCGAATTAATAGTTGGATCTGCTGTTGTATCGGCAGGTCTTACCGATAAAGAAATTCCTATCAGAACAAACTCTACATCAAACAATGAGACTAGAGGAAAACTTAAATTTAAACGAGTTTCGGGGTGATAAATGCAGATAGTTGGTAGAAAAGGCGGTGGGAAAGGTGGTGGCGGAGGTGGTAGAGCACCAGTTGAAGCGCCAGATTCGCTCAAATCTTGTTCCTATGCAAAATTTATTGATGTTATTTCTTGTGGAGAAATTGAAGGACCGGTAAATGGACTAAACTCAGTCTACTTTGGTGATGTGCAGTTACAAGATGAAAAAGGTAAATTCAATTTTAATAATGTTGCTATTGAGTGGCGACCTGGTAGCGTGAGACAAGCACCATCAGAAATTTGCCAAACCAATGAAGTGACAACAGATGTTAATACCGAAGTAAAAAAAGACAAACCTATCACCCGCTCTATTATTGCACCAGAAGCAGATATTGTTAGAGTAACTATTACTGTGCCTGGATTAAGTCATCAAAATAAAAGTAATGGTGATATTAACGGTACAAAGGTTGAGCTAAAAGTTGAATATCAAGCTAACGGTAGCCAATGGATAGATGCAGGTAATATCGTTATCGAGGGTAAAACCGCATCATCATATAATCGCGAACATAGCTTTAGATTAACAGGCGAAGCTCCCTGGAATATAAAAGTGACACGGTTAACTGATGATTCAGATAGCCAAGTTTTACAAAACAAAACCATTTTTTCGAAAATCACAACGGTTTTTGAGGAAAAATTAACTTATCCTGGCGTGGCATATGTCGGCGTGCAAATAGACGCTGAGCAATTTAGCTCAATACCATCTCGTGGGTATCATTGCCGTGGCATCAAACTAAAAGTGCCCTCAAACTACAATCCAGAAACTCGAGAATATAGCGGTGATTGGGATGGTACATTTATTGTCAAATACTCAAATAACCCTGTTTGGATTTATTTTGATTTACTCACTAACGAGGAATATGGGGCGGGGGAATACATCAAAGAGGATATGCTAGATAAATGGTCGATGTACCAAATAGCAAAATACTGTGATGAATTAGTCCCTGATGGATTTGGTGGCCGTGAACCTCGCTTTACCTGCAATGTTTACATCCAAACCAAACAAGAAGCCTTTAAGCTGTTACGAGATTTAACATCGGTATTTAGAGCAATGAGTTATTGGAGTAGCGGTACTCAAATGCTCGTCCAAGACTCACCCAAAGAGCCTATTTATCAGTTTAATAATACCAATGTTATCGGCGGTAAATTCAGCCGCTCAGGCTCGAATATTAAAACTCGTCACAATGTTGTATTAGTGACGTGGAACGACCCGAAAAAGTACTTTAAACAATCTGTAGAGTACATCGAGGACTCGGAGGCGATTGTTAAGATGGGGTACATATCCCAAACGGAAGTTGTGGCGTTCGGCTGTACATCGAGAGGGCAAGCGAGACGACTAGGGAAATGGCTACTTTATACTGAGCAATACGAAAGCGAAGTTATTACGTTTTCTTGCGGACAAGATGGTGCCATACCCATCCCTGGCGAAGTGATACAAGTATCTGACGTCCATCGTTCAGGAGAGAGACGCGGTGGGAGAGTTAAAGACGGCTCAACAGTCAATCGAATCATTCTCGATGCGGAAGTTGAAATCACAAAAGAATCAACGATTAGCATTGTGAATGAGAAAGGGGAGTTAGAACAAAGAGCAATTACACAACGTGGAAAACTCACTGAGATTGAGGTAAATCCAGGCTTTACATCGGTCACAGAAAATAGCACGTGGATTATTGCTAGTTCAGATATAAAACCTGAACTTTATCGAGTTATCTCCATTGTTGAGAGTGATGACGGCTCATATACTATCACTGCATCTGATTACAATCCCTCTAAGTTTGAGCATATTGAAAATGGAAATGAACTCATTGAATATGACACAACAAACAATACGCTAGATACTGGTGTAAAAAATGTAGTGATTACCGATGAGATTTATCGTGGGCTTGGGGGAAGTATCCAAACCAAAATTGTTGTAAGTTATGAACCTGCAACATCACTCACATCTCGATACCAAATTGAGTATCGCGAGGGCAATGGCAACTGGAAACAGATGGAGCCAACGACCTTAACATCGGTTGATATTCCTAATGTAAAAGATGGTGTGTTATATCAAATCCGCATCAAAACAAGCAATGTATTAGGTGTATGGTCCGATAATCCAATCCAAAACTATGAGCCAATAGGTCGATTACGTCCTCCGCATAATGTTTCTAATTTAAGACACAAGGCTATTGCCCAAGAAGGAGCTTTTTTAATTTGGGATTTATCGCCCGATATAGATTTAGAGTATTACGAGATTAAAAAAGGCGACACCTATGAAAGTTCTAAACCAGTTGGGAAAATCAAGGCAAACGAATTTAATCTTGGTTTTATTCGCGCTGGTGAGCATAAGTATTGGCTAAGCGCGGTGGATTCTTCCGATGTTCGCTCTGAATCGCCCACTGCAGTAACGTTTAATATTTCAGGCGGACAAGTAGAAAACTTAGTTGCAGAAATTGTCGGCGATGAAGTTTTGATGACTTGGGGTGAGACAAAAAACAACTCTTTTTCGACTGAGCTCTACGAGGTTAAAAAAGATGATGACGTGCTGGCTTTAGTTAAAAGTACATCATTTAAATTTAAGGCTGATTTTAACGGCAATAAAAAATTTACCGTTACTGCAATTGACTTAGGCGGAAATCGGAGCGAATCCGCTCAAGCGCAGCTAATTGTCCATCGACCGACACCTGTCTCTATATCTCAACAAGTTATCGATAACTACGTCATGTTGCGTTGGCAAAGTGCCAAGGCTACCTTGCCGATTGTCTATTATGAGTTGCGGAAAGGGGAAACAATAGAAAATTCAGAGTTTATCACAAATATTGATGGGTTAGCGTTTCCACAGTTTGAAACTGTAGGAGGGTTATATAAATACTGGATTATTGGTGTTGATAGTGCAGGTAACAGAAGTGAGCCGCAATATACGCTATCCAATGTTGCGCAACCGCCAGATTATATCCTTAAATACGACTACAACAGCTCGTATGATGGAATTAAAAATGGTTCGGATAAAATCGATGGCAAGTTATATCTACCAGTCAGACGAGATACATGGGCAGAGCATTTTAGATCCAACAATCTTACTACTCCAAAATCTCAAATTAATAGAGGTTTCCCGTTGTACCTCCAGCCAATAGACGAGAGCGGATATTATGAGGAGGAAATGGATTACGGCACGGTATTAGCATCATCCAAAATTACTCTTACCCCTAAGGTGATAAGCTCTGGCAGTTATGATATTAACTATCATATAGCAGTAAAAGAAAACGCTAAAGATAATTGGCGCGAACACGACCAACAATCCGTTTATGAAACCAACTTTAGATATGTTAAGTTTAGAATTACAGTGAGCAATGCACAGAAACCTGTCGTAATAGAGTCACTTAATCTAAAACTCGATCAAAAACAAAAAACTGACGGAGGAACCGTACAGGCAAATGCGTCAGATATAAAAGGCACATGGGTAAACTTTGCAACAGAGTTTATTGATGCGTCTGTCCCGGTTTTAACACCACAATCTAAACAACCACTTTTTGCAACATCTGACTTTAAGGATGAGCCAAAACCTAAAGGCTTTTACGTATTTTTATTTGATAAAAATGGGAATCGTGTAAGCGGTAAAGTTGGCTGGGTTGTAAAAGGAGTGTAAAGGAGCAAAAATGGCAGATTTTAACAAACCAACTGTCGATAGCGAATATACGCAATTCCCAACCGAAATTAGAGCCGCCATTAGTGCGATTTTATCATTTTTGGATGGGGAGCACACTAATGTCCCGCTAAAAGCAAAACGCTGGAATCCATCGACAAAAATTTTTGAAGAATATAATGGTGCTCAATGGGTGCCCATGGCTACAGAGTATAAACTACCCGTTGATTATAACTCACTCAAAAACAAGCCACTCCCAAACTCTGCTGTTGACGACGAAAGTGACACAAAGTTTGCGAGTTCAGCAGCCGTTAAAACGGCTTATGATAAAGCGACGGAAGCAAAAGAAGCTGCTAGTGCTAAACAATCCCCAGCCACAACCTTAGCAGGCTATGGTATTAGGAATTTTAAAGTAGAACAAGGGCAGGGCGATGCCAATGGCTATAAAACCGATGGCAATTATTACTTAGCAAGCGGTCAAAATCTACCCGAAAATGGGGAATGGCATATTGAAGTAGTTAGCGGTGGGGCAACAAATGCGGTGCGTCAAATTGCACGTAAAGCGAATGATAACAAAATCAAAACACGCTTTTTTAATGGCTCAAATTGGTCAGAATGGAAAGATGCAGGCGGCGATGGTGTGCCTATTGGTGCCGTAGTGTCATTTCCCCGTGCGGTAACCAATCCCGTTGGTTTTTTACGTGCTGATGGTTCAACATTCAGCCAACAAACCTTCCCCGATTTATACCGCACTTTGGGCAACAGCAACCAACTTCCTGATTTAACTCGTAGTGATGTGGGGATGACGGCTTATTTTGCCGTGGATAATATCCCTTCTGGGTGGATTGCCTTTGATAGCATTCGCTCAACAGTCACACAGCAAAATTACCCAGAGTTATATCAATATCTTGTTGATAAATATAGCTCTATTTCAAATGTACCACTTGCGGAAGACCGATTTATTAGAAATACAGGGAATGGATTAAATATCGGTCAGACACAAAGTGACGAAATTAAAAAGCACGTACATAAAGTTAGAACACACTGGGCTGATTCATCTGATAGTAGTATTTTTTATGACAAAACGAAAACAGTTATAGATTCACGATTACGCACTGCAACTACAACTGATGATAATCTCAGTGATAATGGATTTATGCATCCGCTATTAGATAGCCCAATGGCAACAGGTGGAAATGAAACTCGCCCTAAATCATTAATCCTCAAATTATGCATCAAAGCAAAAAACACATTTGATGACGTGCAATTCTGGGTGAAGGCATTCGGTGTTGTTGAAAATGCTGGGGCTTTAGATGCGGGTACACTTGCGCAAAATATGCAAGCGTTATCTGCGAGGGTTGAACAAAAAATAAAAGAAAATAAACAATCTACTTTACAAGAAATAAACAATGCAAAAGTTGATATAAATCAGCAATTTTTGCAGGCACAAAAGAATTTATCTCAAATTGGCACATTAAAAACAGTGTGGCAAGGTAACGTGGGTTCTGGGCGTATTGATATTTCAGAAAAGTGTTTTGGTAAAACACTTATTTTGTATCTTCAGTCATCATCAGGCCACAGGCTTGATGATAATAACAATATTGAAATTGTCAGTTTTGAAGTAGGGGCAGAG